CTACCCTATGTTTTCATATAGATCGTATTCGATATCGGAAAGCCTTACCTCCAGCTCCAGCGATGTTGTGTAGCCGTTGTTGTTTAACGCGTGCGTCACCTTCGTGATGGTCCATGCCTGTTCATCTATCACCCGCTTAAAACCCCTAACGCGTACCGGCATTTCAGGAAAGAGATCTGCCCGGCCAGTGGCAAGGCTTACTGAAAATTCAGCCACGCCACGCTGCAACTTATCCCACTTTGCCTGTGCTGCACGCGTGGCCTGATCCTTAGTGGAAAAAATCGTTGTCAGGGCAAAGACATTATCCGCTTCACCGGCCATATACTCACCTTCACGGGCTTCCTGCTCTTTGCTCGCTTTCTTTTTTTTGACCGGCTTTGCTTTCGGATGCTGTTGAGTGGTCGCGTGCGGGTCTTTGGGCTTACGTGTGAGTCTGACCTTTTGTTTTTGCGGCTTCGGATCTTTGGTATGCAGCCACCGGGCCGTGACGCCGGTGTAAGCGCCCCGGTCAGCAATGGCAAACTGATGCCGGTCGCCATCACCACGCGCAATAATTACCTGCGGAATGGGCTTTCCGCTGACCGTTACGCCACGGCCCGCCCGGATAAATAACAGCTTACCGGCTTTTACCGACACCTCTGCGCCGTTACGCCCGGCAAGGCGCGTCAGGAATTTAATGTCGGACTCCTGCGACTGGTCAATATGAGGGATTTTAATTCCGGCCAGCTCAGGCGTGACGGCGGCGGTCAGCCTGTTACGACTGGCAATCGCATCCACGATGGCCCCGAGCGTGGTGTCGTGCCATGACCCTTCACAGCGGGAATTAAGCGAGCCGCGAAAATCCGCGCTGCGGGCGCGAATGGTGACCGTATCCGGTGCGCCCCGGTGTTCAACCTCATCCACGGTAAAACTGCCTTTCCCGGTCAGGGCCGACCCTTTCCAGCCAATAAACAGCGACACAACCGCCCCGCGTATTGGCAGCTCGACCAGCCCGTCGCTGTCGTCGAGCTCAATATCGAGCTGGTCAGCCTCAAATCCCCGGTTGTCAGTCAGGGTGAGGTTTATCAGGCGCGGGCTGATATTGCCGGTTATGTCCCGGCTGTTGAGCGTCAGCATAAAATCAGGCGTCAGAGTACCGCCTGCCAGACTCGTCAGCGCATCCAGCATTATCCGGCCCCCATAATGTCTGTGATTTTGCCTGCCATGCCGGATGCCTTACCGACAAGGGATTCAGCCTGCTTTCCGATATCGCCATACAGCGCCGCGAGCGACTCATCCACGCGTGTTAAGGTCAGGGTGAAATCAATCCGGCGTGCTGACCCGTCGGAAAAAAACAGGCTCCCGGTTTCGCTGACGTTGTTGATGACATACATGCCGTAAATTGTGCCGTTACCGTCCATGAGAGGCCAGGCGCGGCCCTCTTCGGCCATCATTCTGACCGTTGTCATGGTCAGCCTGCCACCGGTGAACTCAGGATACAGGACACCGCTCAGGGTGATTTTTTCCTCCCCGACGCCGAGAAACTGAAAGGCGTCACGCCTGCCGACGCGACTGTTTGACGGCCAGCGATAATCTGCATCACGCTGCATATTCTGATAGGGCAGCGTCTGACGCATAAAGACAAACATGCCAAGTGCGAGCATCATTTATTTTTTCCTCATCAGTCGTGCAACATACTGGAGCGCGCGCGGGCGCGCTTATCACGCTCATATCTTTCGAGCGCATCCTGTAACTGGCGTTCCACCGGCGCGCCCGGTGCCGCACCGCCCTGTAGCGTGATGTGATAGTCATTTTTACTCTGGTCAACATACGACCGCCCGGCGGGGGCGGTGACGGGTTGATATGACTGATAACCACTCAGCGGACCGGATACGGGCTGGTATCCCTGATAACCTCCTGCTGCGCCAGTGACCGCGACAGACGCATTACTCTGCGTGGACGCATTTGCTTTTGCGGCCGTCTGGTCGAGTGTGCCGGACTCCTTATTGATGACGCCGAGCTTTTCCAGTACCCACTCTATCCCGCTGCGCAGTTTGTTGAATGCCGCAAGCGGGAGCATCAGCACATCAGCCAGCGCCTGACCAAACATCACGCCGGTGTCACGACAACGGTTAAGGGTGTCCTGCGTCGCTTTAACCGGGGCTATCAGGTTAGTAAACCACTGCCACACGGCCTGTAATTTTTCGCCCAGCCAGTCAAACACCGGCTTAAGGGGTGCAAACAGGTCACTGACCGGCGCAAACGCCGCGCGCAGACCGTCAACCACACCGCTGAAAAATGCGCTGACCGGCTCCCAGTATTTGTATATCAGGAGCGCGGCGGCGGTAATGATGGCGACCGTCGCCACAACCGGCAGGGCTATTGCACCAATGGCCGACACAATGGCACCCCCGGCAAAACTGAAACCGGCACTCAGCAACCCGGCACCGGCTATCAGCGCATTGATGCCCGTCATGACCGGCCAGATAACCAGCCCTACGCCGCCCAGCACAGCCGCCAGCCCGGCAACCGCTCCGGCCATCATGACCAGATTTGACGTCAGCACAGGATTTGCCCGCACCCATGCCCCGAGCTTATCCATCCACCGTGTCGCACTTTGCGTCAGCGTGCGCAGGTGCTTGTCGAGTCCGTTAAAGACATTAAAACGCAGCCCTGCAAATGCCCCTTTCAGGCGTGCAATGTCACCACTCAGGTTATCCCGCAGCGTACCGCCCATCCTGTCGGCTGCGCCGCTGACCTCCCCGAACTGATTTTTAACGCCAGCCAGCGCGCCGAGAAACGCGGGGATCTGGTCGACAGACAAATCCTCAACCGGCGTGCCGAAAAGCGCTATTGCGGCGTTGGCTCGCTCCGCCGGGTCTTTGATGGACAGCAAGCCCTTCGCGGTTTTCTGCATTGCCATACGGGCTTTCGCGCCGCCGCTGGCGATACTGCGCGACATTTTTTCAGCATTAAGGCCAATCTGCTGATAAGCCGCGACGCTGTTCTTTGACATATCCGAGCCGCGTATACTGAACTCCTTGATGGCGTCGCCGGTTTTATCAAGCGCAAATTTGCCCTGTTTCGACATATCAACCAGCAGTGACATTGCCTCTTGCCCGCTGAATCCGAGGTTTCGAAAGTGCGTGGAATATTCGTGCAGAATTTCGGGCATTTCACCGCGCATTTCAGCGGATACGCGCTGCATTCCGGCGACAATCAAATCCAGTGCCTCATCACTGCTGCCCGCCAGACCGTTTTTCATCATGATGGCGGCAATCTGGATACTTTCCGCTGCCTCCTGACCGAACGCGGTCTGCATATCAAGCGCCTTGCGGGTGATGCGGGACAGCTCTGCCTCACCCACATTGCCGAGGGTGCCGAGCGTACTGCGCACTGCCGATACCGCCTCAGTGATTTTCTCAAGGTCTTCGCTCACCCCCGAGGTATTGATGCGCTGAATGACCCCGGCATACTCCGCCCCTTTTGCCGCGTTCTCTCCCTGACGGGCGGCAATCAGCGTGCCGCTTTGCTGCGTGTGTACTTCGGGGGCCATTAACCGGCTACCGGCATACAGGGCGGCGGTTCCCGCGCCCAGCGCAGCGGCGCTGACATTACGCACGCCAGCCGCCGCCGCTTTGCCGCGCTCATAGCGCTGGCGTACCGCGTTGAGCCTTTCCTGCTGCTGACTGACGCGTATCAGCGCCGCCCGCTGACGCTCAATAGTGGCGGTGGTGTGCTCGATACTGTCGCGAAGCGTGCGCCCGGCAGCAGACAGGTTATGCGTATCGATGCCGGACTGTTGCAGCTCGGTACGCTGGCGGTGAACGGACTGGCGCAGGCTGTTGTATTTCGCCTGCATGGCGGCTGCACTGCGCTTTGCATTTTCAAAGGCTTTTACCTGTGCCGCCGTGGGACTGGCCGTATTGTGCATCTGGATAGCCAGCGCAGCGGCTTCCGCTTTCGCATTTTTCAGCGCCTTGCCGGTCACGGCCAGTTGCGCACTGGTCGTGCGAAAGCCCTCGATACGCCGCGACTGCGCATTCAGGGCCTTGAGCTCGTCCTGCGATCCCCGGATATCACCGGCCAGCGTCCGGCTGGCGTTCTGCACGGCTTTAAAAGGGCGCGACGCCTGGTCTACAGCCCTGAGTAATACCTGTAACTTTACGTTTTCACTCATTCGTGTTTCCGCTTCGCTGGAGCGCTTTTTCACGCCATGTGATGAGCTCGGTCAGGCTCATGGGATACAGCTCTGATGGCGACCAGTGAAATATCACTGCGATGTCAGCCATCAGGTCATCAACCGACAGTTTTTTCGGAAACTCTACTGCGCCGAACTCGGTGACAAAAAACCGACCACCTTACCGGCGAGCGTCACAAGGTCGGGCAGCTCCAGCGCGGCGACCTCCTGCTCGGTCAGCATCGGTGCGGTCAGGCGCGGCAGCACCTTAATCAACGCATCAACCTCAGAGTTTGCCACCGCCGCCAGACTGACGCCGCGAAGCGTCCCGGCATTGGGTTTCATCAGTGTGATGTGTTCAATGGTCTGCTCGCCACGTTTAACGGGGGTGTCCAGGAAAATCACATTTTCGTTGCTCATAATGCTCTCTCAGTAAAAAGGGATAAGCGGCCAGACGTGCTGGCCGGGTTAAAATTACAGGCCGATATTGCGCCGGTGCTGCTCCAGCCGGTCAGTGCCGTTGACTTTCTCCACCATGTTAATAGTGTCGATTTCGACCAGCTCCTTACCGTCCATCGTGAGGCGAAAATAGGTGCAGGCCACAGAGATTTTCGACTCGGTGTCTTCGCCCTGTTTGCCCTCGCCGGTGTCGATTTCTTTCTGACGGCCACGCATGACCACCTCGACCGCCACCGTTTCGCCGGTATCGTCGCGCTGGTAGGAGCCAGCAAAGCGCACCGGCACAGCATCAACGCCGGTTGCACCGTAGAGTTCCCATATCACTGCATCAGGAAAACCGCCAAGTGACCATTCCATCGACAGGGCGTCATCGTCGAGGCCAAGATCAACCGGTGCTGCACCGTTCATCCCCGCCCCGCGATAGTTTTCGAGCTTACGCGTCAGCTTTGGCAGCGTGACTGACTTGGCAACACCCTGATAGCTGTAGCCGTTCAGAAAGACGTTCATGTGTTTGAGTTTGCGCGGCATTGCCATTTAGCCTGGCTCCTTAATTGCTGTTGACCGACGACACCAGATCCGCCAGATATTTATCGGTGATGCGCTGGCGCAGGGTCAGGTTTTCGAGAGGGGGAACCGGCGTATAGTCGTAATCGATATACAGCTTACCGGCCTTGAGGGTTGTCGCATCATTGGCTTCTTCATCAAACCAGCAGGTCGCATCCACGATATAGCCGCTCGTTTTCAGCTCGCGGAATTTGGCGTTGATGCCGTCGACGATATCGCGGATGAGCGTTGCGGTGATGGGCTTGTCCACCGCCCACATGTGCGCCCCGGCCATCGTGTCGGCGATAACCTGCGCGGTGCGGGTGTAGTTTTCAAACAGGAAAAGCGGATCGTCTGAACAGGTGCGGTTTCCCCAGAAGCGAAAGCCATCTTTTCGAATAAGCGTGGTGACGCCTGCGGCGTTGAGCAGGTCGGCATCGGTGCCGGGCTCCTGCAAATCCCAGAATACCGAAGCGTTGATACCGGTGACGCCATTCACGCTGACGTTGGACAGGGTTTTATGCCATCCGACCGTCTGGTCAATGTAGGCCCGCAGCCCCAGCGCGCGGGCGGTCGCCCATGCCGTCGCGGTGGCGTTTACCGTGGTATCCCATGCGAGAAAGTCCGGCCAGATAACCATTAATTCACGCTGACCGAACGTGCTGCGGTATTTAGTGGCCTCGGACACGGTTTTACAGCCCCATGCGCTGACATAGCCAAACGCGCGCAGCTTCTGACAGACCGGCGCAAGTGCGGCCGCGACTTCGGGGGTATCAAATCCCGGCACGCCGAGAATGCGCGGCTTAACGCCGGTCACGGCCTCTGCGGTCAACAAGGCTTTCAGGCCAGTGTATTTACCGTTTTTATCCGTGGTGCCGATGATATTAGAAACCGTCTGCGCCAGTGCGGCTTTTGCGTCGGTGCCGGTGCCTTCTTCCACGCGCACGACAACAATAACAGGCTTTGACTGGTCCGCGATGGCCTGTAATGACGCGGCCAGCGTGCCTTTTTTACCGGCTTTTGCAATGGCACTCTGTACGCTGGTAATCAGTACCGGCTCGTTGAGGGGAAAAGTCTTCGCGTCGGCATCACTGGCTGTGCAGACCATGCCGATAATCGCGGTTGAGACAGTGGAAATGACGCGCGTGCCGTCGTTGATTTCGACAACCTGCACGCCGTGATGATAGTCACTCATCCGGTTAACTCCGTGGTTAAGGGGTGAGGACATTGTCAGGTCGGCGGGGGCGGGGCGCTATTTGTCAGGGTTGGATGAGGAACAGGACAACAGAACAACGGCGGGCATCAGCCCGCCTGCCTTACTCCGGCTTTTCAGGCCAGTTGATATCCGGTGAACGTGACAGGTCGGCCTTTTTCAGCGCCCGGATATAGCTCATCCAGTTGATGAGGCTTTGCCGGTCATCGTCGCTGATGGTGTCGAGCTGTAACTCGGTGCGCCAGTCAGCGGTGATGGCGTTCGCCTCAGCGATACGGCGGTCACGCTCGCTGATGGCCCATGCAGGCCAGTCGGTCGCAGGCTGCACAAGAACGGGATACCCGTTATCGCCCGGCGTGATAACTTCCCCCTCTGCCTGTCCGGCAAAAAGGCGGCGATAATCAGCATCGCTGACTTCGACGGCATCAGCAGGCCAGCCCGCCGGGGAGTCCTCATATTCGCTTTTGTTCTCCAGCAGGTAAAACCCTCTTACTGCGGCGCTGTAATAGTAGGTCTGGCTCATCGTTAATATCCTATTGCGAGGTATTTACCGCTACGGGGGTTAGTGTCGCTGGCCCCCTTCTGAATCACGGCTCCGGTTTTATTAAACCCCTGACAGCCTATCTGCTCAGAGGCTCCCCCGGTGGACGGGATCGGGATAACAATCAGGCAGGCATTCGGAAACGCCTGCGGAAAGGTGATGCTCACCCCGTCGCCACCGGATGAGCCGGGAATGGACCACGCGCCAATACGCATTTTCAGCGAGGACAGCGCCGCATTCCACCACAGGCCGTTACCGTCGGTGCTGATGCCGTCTTTCAGAAAAGCATCAAGCCAGCCGCCCCATTTCGTGCCGGAGATATTGCCGTCTTCCGCAATCGTCGCCTGACCGGCCTTAAGCGCTTTTCCGGCGCTTATCGTACCGCTGTGAAACAGTGAATCTTTACTCACTTCCAGCACTGACGTACCGCCAACGGTGAGCGCAACCTTGCTCCCGTCCGCCGCTGCATTCCAGCCTGCCATTTTCGGGTAAAACATCATCGTCGGGGCAGTGATACCGGAAAAGGCAGGCGAGTCTTTTGTCCCCATGCCGATTTCAGTTAAAAAGTCTGCGGTTTTCGCGTCTTTTTTAATATCCGTCCCCGGTGCAAGACGGGAGAGCAGAAAGGCGAGAAAAACCTCTTTATCAATTGTGTCTTTACGTAATGTCATGGTCAGCCTCTCACGCCCATACCCTGTAAGGGGGGGCAGGATTAATCGAAAAGGTATCCAGTAAACTGGTGTCGAAATCATCGCGGATGATGCGCAGGTTTACATGCCATCCCGGCACCGGTTTATATTCCGGCTCCTTTGCATCAGGGTTGTCCGCAATATAAATAATGCCGATAATATCGGTGCAGATATCAGGATGATAAAGTCCGTCTTCGCCTGACTGATAACCGGCTTTCAATAACTGCTGTTCCATTTCGCGCGCATCAGTAAAGCGCAGATATAAATCTTTCATCAGCGAATCCCCTTTAATTGCCTGTCAGACAGTGCATGGTTCCACATGCGTACATTTCTGATGTGTCCGAAAATATGAGAGCCACCGTTAACGCCCGCTCCCAGCCATATTTTTTCCGTCATGATGCGGGGGTGCTGCGGCACACCGCTGACAATCTCCCTGCCCCTTGTGAAACAGGAAAGGGTATCCATGCCGACTGATATTGCTGTCACCCCGGCGGCAGGCGCATCCACAATCTGAAAGGATGCCGCCGAATTCAGAAACGACATATCGCCTTTGGTCGTGTACTGGATAACGCAGCGGGGGTTAATATCACGCGAATATTCAACCAGCCGCTGCAAGAAATTCCGGCCGGGGGTGTCAGTTATCTGATATTCCATCGCGACAGTACATTCATAAAGGCCAATGTTCCCGGCCATCGGCAGGGTGAGAATGTCAGGCGCGCGCGTGACGGCGGCACCGTTGGTGGGTATATACGAGGTCGGCATCGGCATGGCTTCAAACTGCATACGCGTGACGGTCACATCGCTGTTGAAATACGTGTGCGGGTTAGCTTCGCCGGTGTTTGTCACGGGTCCGGCTACATAAACGATATAAAGGCCGTTGCCATAAGTACACAGGGTCTGGAGCTGGAATTTACTGCCCGCGAAATACGCATATTCCCCGTCAGGGTGCAGGGGGCGGTCAATGGTCATTGACAGGCAGTAGTAATCACCGGCGTTTACTGTTGCCTGAATACCCACAGCCTGTTTCCATGACTGCGCGGACGTGTTCGCCCCGGTAATACGCACCGCATTCACGCCGTCGAGCTTAACCTGAGAGGCAGTCTGACCACCCTGAAGGATGGGAAAAGCGGTTGGTTCGCTTTTAATCAGTAAATTCGTGCTCTGACCTTCCGTTAACAATCCCTCTTTTTCAAATCGCGGTTCATTAATTTCCGCTACCTGTAAATTGCCGGATTTATCGATATAGGTTGCCGTACTGGCGCGCTGAAAGCTCAGGGATTTGGTCGGTAATTCCAGCGTCTGCCCCGCGATACTCAGCGTGTCGTAAGGCGCAACCCCGGCCAGCAGGCGCAAATCATCGCTCAGAGGAGCCCACACCGCCGGAAAGGGTAGCGCGGCATCGCTCACTGCGCTGACGGCTTCGCCCTGCACAAATGCCGTGGTCGCAATCTGCGTGCTGTCATTTCCCGCTGCGGGCGTCGGCGCTCTGGGCGTACCGGTCAGGGTCGGGCTGGCCTTCGGGGCGTACTGCGGGTGCGGGTCTTTATTGTCGAGATGCTTTTTCATCGCATCATCAACGTAACTTTTAACCTCGATAACTTTATCATCAACATACTGGCGGGTTGCCAGCACGACAGCCGGGTCAATCTTAAGGGTGATGGCGGTCGTGCTCGATACAATCAGGATCATACGAATGGTCTGCGTGCGCCCGCTGCCCTCCTGCAATAACGGCTTATAGGTTTCGGGGCAGTTGGCGACCGCAATTAACACGCCGCTGTCATCAAACAGACCGATTTCACGTATCCAGAAACCGCCCTCGTTTTCGGGGATCACCTGCTCGGCGATAATCTGGCCGGGGTTGGTTGGATCGGTGTTCAGCAGGTTCAGCGGGGCGATACGCTTCTGGCTAATGAGCTTCGTCTGCGCCGGATCGGGCGTGGGTAATTTGCCGTTAGCATCACCGACGGCCATTTGCGTCAGGTTCAGCTTCGTACCGAGGGCGGCGGCGTTCGCCAGCCGTGCCGCACCCTGACTGGTCAGAATGGCATAATATTTCGCTGTCATGCGTTCACTCTCAGATTATCAATCAAATGAATGGCCGGGGCCGTGTAAAAATCACCGCCGACGATGATCGTCTCGGGGATGTAGGGGTAAACCGTCAGCGCATCGCCATCATAGCAGCCTGCACCGGCATAAATGCTGCCCGTGGAGCTCAGGCTGATGGCAAGCCCGGTCAGGTGACGGCTTGCCGGTTTCGCGTCGTCAATCAGGCGCTCCAGCTCCTGATACATCGCATCGGTGATGCCGCTGTCGAGTACGCCGACCACAAGGCGGAATGTGCCAGGCTCCTCGTTGAGCTGCCACCACTCACGCACCTGAATCAGATAGCCGAGCGGCTCCACCACCCGGCGCAGGGCGCTGATGGTGCCTTTATGCTGATGGACAAAGAACGCTGACGCGATGACGCTGCGTTTTGTTGCCTCCGGCCAGTGCTCATCCCAGCGGTCAACGGACAGCGCCCACGCCAGATACGGCAGAAGACTGACCGGGCAGGTTGCCGGGTTCCACAGGGTGCGCAGCGGCACCGGCACGCGGTTGATTTCAGCGGCCGCTTTTGCTGCGGCCACTTCCAGCGGGGAAGAGCCCACGGGTAACAGGCGGTCATCACTCATCCGTACCCCCGGCAGTAATGGTGTAACGGGTGCAGTAAGATGCCTGATGGCGGTCGAGCACAATATCGCGTGCCGGGGATGTCAGTTCGACACGCTGCACCCCCTCGACGTGAAGTGCAGCATAGATAGCCGACTGGCGGATATCGCGCCCGAGCCGGTGCTGCGAGCTGATATAAGCCGAGAGTTTTTTCTCTGCTGCCTGCCGGATGGGCTCCGCTTCGGGGCCGGGGTAGAAATAGAGCGTTGCATCAATCTGGTAATTCACAATGCCTGCGGCCTGCACGGTCACACGGTCGCCGACCGGGCGCACGTCTTCGGCATTCAGCGCCTTTTCCACCACGGCCAGCAGGTCAGCGCTGGCCGTGCCATTACCTTCACGTGATAACACGGTGATCGTCACGCAGGCCGGAGACGGGCTGACGACAGAAATGTCGGCGACACGTCCGTCGGCGCTGCGCCCGTGATATTCATACGCCCCGGATGGCCCCGCCACACTTAACCCCTCAAAAGCCTGCTGCGCACGCAGGCGTAAATTAGTATCGGACTCCATCACCGCCGCCGTGGGGGGAAGCGTCGTGTCGTCAGCCGGGGTAATGGTCAGACGCCCGGTGTTGTTGTTCGCAGCCATCACGTCAAGGTCGTTACCCTGCGCGTAAGCCAGCATACTGGCGCGGGCGGCTTCGTTGACGCGCTGTCGCAACAGGACTTCGCGATACGCATTTTCCTCAAGGAATTTCGTCAGCGGCTCAGACTCCAGCGCCAGCGTGCGGGCAACGGCGTCCTGTTGGTCTTCGGGAAACAGGGAAATCAGTGTTGCCTTTCGCGCGGCGAGAATGATTTCAAAATCCAGCTCCTCGACCACATCCGGGGCGGGGAGCTGGTTCAGGTCGATAATCGGCATGGTTTCAGCTCACGGGAACGGTTAAAGAAAGGCTCTCGTCGGTGTCAGTCTGCTGGCCCGTCAGGTTAACGACCATCTGCCCGTTAAACCGGCGTTCCGTGGTCACTGATGTGAGGGTGATGCGCGGCTCCCATTTCAGGACAGCCATATAACACGCGACCATAATTTGCAGCTCAAGGGCTGGCGTCTGCGGCTGGTCAATCATGGCCGACAGCAGGGAACCATATTCACGACGCATCACGCGCGATCCGACAGGAGTGCGCAGGATATCGCTCAGGCTCTGGCGGATGTGCTGCACATCGCTGACAGACCGGCCATCGCTCCGGCTCATGCCGGTATACCGGGCCGTCATTGCGGGCCTCCCGTTATCCCGCCGCTGTCACCGGGGTGTTTATGGGTGTGCAGTACCTTGCCGTTTGAGGAAAGCGAGCCGCCGCTGTGCTCAATATTGCCTTTCATCGTGCCGCCTTTTTTCACCTCAAGCGTGCCGGTGGTGAGTTTGTTGGTGCAGACGACTTCTGGCGTATCAAGCGTGATGCGGGTTGAGGCTTTGACCAGCACCACCGGCACGCTGGCAGTGATGGATTCTGATGCCGTCACTTCAGCCGTTTTAATGCCGCTCACGGTCAGGGCGCTGGTCTGCGGCTCATACTCAATAACGGCACCGTCGGGAAAAGCCACGTGACATGCGTCAGCCGAGGCCGACGGCGCAGGGTTATCGTCAGAGAAAATGCCGGGCAGCACAAAAGCCGTATCAAGCTCACCGCCGACAGCGAGGATCAAAACCTGTTCACCCACCGAGGGAGCCCACCACGTGCGTGAGCGCCCGGCGCGGTGCGTCAGCCACTGGAGCCAGTCGGTATACATGCCGCCGGTCTGCACGCGACAGCGCCCGGTGTCAGAGTCAGTTTCGACAATGACGCCGGTGCGTATCATGTTGCGCAGTGCGCGGGCGAGTTCCTGAATATCTGCGAGTGTGTTCATACCGGGAAGGATGCCGCCGGACGATCCCGGCGGCAATTCATGATGCATGTGCAGTCATCTGCACAACAAGCTAAAAAGAAAATAGTGAATAGAGGCTTACAAAAGGATAAAACAGAATTGAAATAAGATCATCAAAGCTATTTTTTTCAGGTTGAATAATAGCTCCAGCCAATACAAGGTAAGCCGCATAACCAAAAGCTAATAATCTGCGTGAATATCTAAAGGCTTCATTACCGTCCCTCGCAATTGTATATGCATATGACAAATAGAAGCCCGAAAGTATCAGCAGCGGGCACACAAAACTTGAAAGAACGATGAATGCAATCTCCAGCCATCCCGGAGGTGTGCTAAACACATCCCTGATACCATCATTAACCGAAAATTCGTAAAGTGAGATTAATTGGGGGTATAAAGAAAGGTAGGGCACCATCTTTTCTAGCGCGCAATAAAAAATGACCCCCATAGCAACAGATGCAACAGGATATAAGATATCCCACCCCCTCCTGTATCCATTGAATCTTATAGTATTGAAATAACCAAAGATAGCTAATGCGGGGAGAATAAAAGACAGAGACAGCAATAACTTCAGGAAAAACAGGGGGAACATGTGAAACACAATCATCATCAAAAAGGCACAAACCTTCACAGAAAAAGATATTTCCTTCTTAACGCCCGCCATTATCTCATTATAAATCACTAAATTGTTATTTCCATTTATATCTGGACTCTGGTTCCTGGTGTTGTTCCTTAGATTAAGGTTAATCCTGTTAATCTTGAAGCTAAATAGTGCGCCAACACTAAGACCCAACACAGATTCAATACTAATTAAATTTTCAAACATTCAATATTCCTTCACTGATAAACTTAAAGACACTCGGCATAAACATACCATAAGAGGAGCCGCAAAAGTCATTGAGTCAGTGCCTTGATTATTTCCTCTTCAATGATTTTTTCATCATCCCGGCTAAATCCCAATAACTCACGAACAGGATATTGCACAGCGGGGCCGTTGCGCTGCGGTTTATCCTTCATTCCCGACTGGTGCACCCGCGCAATGCGCTGCACCCTGCCGGTAAACTCCACCGCCGCCGCGTTACCGTCACCGGTCGCTTTCATGTAGCGATTAGTGCGCAGCTTCGCAAACATTTCACGCTTAACCCGGCCTTTCTTGCCCCGTACCGGCTGACTTTTACGCGGGGTAAACGGCGTGCCATCGGGGGCAATCTGCGATTTGATGCGCTGCTGCTGACGCTGGCGCAGTTTCTTCGCAATATCAATCGTCAGACGCCGGCGGCCAGCCGGTGACAGTGCGTTTATCAGCCCGGTCAGTTTGTCCTCAAACGGTTTAAGGTCACTCATTCCACTTACTCACCAGTTCACCATTGATATAGAGCTCCATTGGCCGGGTGACAGGCTCCAGGGGCGGTGGCTCGGGCAGATTCTGCACGTGCAGCGCTGCATCGACCTCCTTAACCAGCGTGCGCTCGGTCAGTAGCAGACTGATGCTGATATCAAAGCTGCTGTCATTGTTGATATCTGCATAAAAGGTAAATCCTTTTTTCTGTCCCACGTCCGTTGTCATGATGTCAGGCTGATACTCCCGCACCCATGCCATCACCGGCACGAGCAGCAGGTCAAAGTCACCGGTGAAATCCGTCACCACCACATTGAGCGTGTACTGCTTTTCAAATGACAGCGAGGCGGCAAGGGTGGCGGCAATTCTGCCGTTATCCACAAACAGGCGCAGCATATCGGGGTTAGTGCGCAGCACCGGCACCGCATCAGTGAGGGCGCTGCGCAGACTGTCGGGTTTCAGCATATAAATCGTCCTGGCATTGTCGGATGGTTTCCACCTGTAGCGCGCAGCTCTCCAGCGCGCGCTCAAGGTTTCGGATGTCAGCGCTTAAATCGCCGTTAGTCGCCGGGTCGCTTCCCGGCATCGGGCAAAGCGTGACGGTCGGGCAACCGTTGTAAACAATCACCGGCTGAGGCGCAGGCGGCGCGTCGGTGCAGGCGGCGCACAGCATCAGGCAAATCAGCGCTGTACCAGCGGCGAAAGGCTTCATTTTCATTAAGTAACCTCGTGATGACTTTTTCCCGCTGCGCCTCCCGCGCACCGGCGGCATTCAGCTTTTCGCGCAGTGCAGTCTGCGCCCGTTCGTTTTTGTCTGCCCGGTCAGCGGCAACCGTGAGCTGGTTTTTCAGCATCTCTGCCGTGCGCCTGTTCTCACCGGCAATGCGGCTCGCCCTGTCGAATGAAGCACGCAGGCTGCTGTTTTCGTGCCGCATCCACAGCAGCCCCGCCACGGCCAGTGCCAGCAGGATAATCAGTGTCTTCATGTCCTTGCTCCACCCGCGCTGCGCCATACCGTGACCAGCTTATCGAGGCTGTGCTCGCGCTGGCCGTACCCGGCCCCCGGCAGGGAGGCCCATATGTTGCAGCATCGTTTGATGGCACTTTCAATGCGCCCCTGATGTAAATCCTCCAGTGCGCCGCGCTCCCGGATGAGCTGTATCGCGAGCCTGTCCTGAGATAGCGGACTGAAATCAGGCAGGGCGAGCAAATCGCGGTAGTGCGGCCAGTAACGGTAAAGCTGCTGATAGCGGCCCGATGCCGTGGACTTGTCGCCGCGACGGTTAAAGGGTTTGGCGGGCCTGCCCTGCGCGAAAGGGTGATCGCCGTAGTCAGTGAAAATTTCCGGCCTGCCGTCAGTGCCGGTGACAATCACGTCATAACCACGATTTACCGTCAGGGGATGCGTTGCGGTGCCCTCGGAAAACGCAAGCGTGTCAAGAAAGGCCGCAACGTTCTGATGCGTATCAATGACCGGCATCCTGTTCCTCCTTCGGTGATTTCAGACGGCGCTGAATGGCAATCTCAACGACCTGATAACCGGCAATGCCGAGCATGGAGCCGAGGCCACACACGGCAGGCAGGGACATATCAGGAAACTGCACCAGTACCACCCCTGCCACCATTGAAACAAACCCGCCGAGCAACATGCGCCCCACGAACAGACGCGGGGTGACGGGTTCCCCGCCTGCCAGCACCTTGCCGACCACTATCATTACGCCAATCACAAACAGTGACAGGACGCCTTTTTCACCTTCTGTCATTTTCTCAGTCCCACAGGTTGATGGTTTCAGTAATGGGCGATGACTGAACATCAGGCAGCTCAATGACGATGCCATGCGGCAACACTGCGCCATGTTCAGCCAGTCCCGGATTTGCTGCGAGCACGGCCTCAAATACGCCCTCAGTGCGCCCGTAATAGCGGGCGCACACAGCATCAAGCGTGTCGCCCTGTTGCGCCCGCACGTTCATCAGATTTGCCCCACAATACAGCGTGCCTTGTCCTGAATACGCGCCACAGACCAGCGCATATCCCGCCACATTTCATCGATAGTGCTCTCGATGCTGTCGGCCTTTTTATCGCCTCTGGCGCTCGCATCTGCGCCGCGATAGCCCTCATAAAGCGTTGCCGTGGTCATCGAGCACACCGCGCTGACGTAGTGAAAGACACGCACGCTTTCGCCGTCGAGCTGGTCAGTCGGGACATCTTCCAGCCGGGGAAATCCGGCGCTTACCTGCTGCTCGCGCCAGTCGCGTAACTCAGCATTGGTTTCAGCCATTGCCGTTTTGATAGCTTTTCGCAGCCTTGCCGGGGCAACGGTCTGTTCCAGCCGCATCCATTCACGCACGCGCTTCGGATCGATATCCGGGAAAAACGGCGTGTTTTTAATGACCAGTTCCTCATCGTCTGCGGGAGGAATAACCAGCGTGTCGCGCTTCTGCGCCGGGTTATTAATTACAAGTGTCGTCATGACAGCCTCGGTAATGGGTGGGCGGTGGACGCCGGTCACTGTTAAGGTGAAACACCTGCACTGACCGGCGTGCCGCCCGGCTCGGGGAGCGTCTGGTTAACTGGCGGTACTGACCGCCTTTCGTGGGCGTCCGCGCTTTGCCGCCGGTACAGTGGCAGGTTTGCGCGTGCGCTGTTTAACCGGTTTAGTGGCGCGTTCTGGCTTTGGTTTAAGCGCGTTGACGAGGCGCTCGATGTCCTTCTTGACGCCCGCCGCGCGGTCAAGCTGCATGGCGCGTTGCAGGTGCGAAAGTGCCTCATTCAGTCGCCCGGCATCGCGCAGCACATAGCCGGTAATTTTGTGCAGTTTTGCGCGCACGACGTCCGGCATATCCGCCTGCTCAGTCAGCCGGAGGGTATCAAGCAGGTCATCCAGCCCGACCGGCTGTTTTAAATCTCGCTGGCGCTGCGCTGACAGTGCCACCTCTTCGGCCAGAAGATAGGCCGCGTGCCGCTGACCTGTCGGCATGGTCAGGCCATGCGCCAAGGCATAGCGGGCAATCTCCAGCGCACCGGCGATATCATCCGCATCGAGTCGCCACAGCATGACGGTCATCACGATATCGTCCTGCGCGCCCTTACCGCTGCTTATGACCCCGTTCACCCACGGGGCGTAGAACGGCAGGAGCTCACGCTTTTTATCGGCCTTACGTTCTTTTGAATGGATTGTTGATAGCGTCCGGCGGTCTGCGGCCAGCTTAACCAGCATCTGCTCATAGGCATTTGCATTGCGCAGCGGGGCAGCACCCCGCCGCGCAGCTTCAGAGGCCGAAACCCGCATCATGTAACGTGCTGCGGGGCTCATCATGGCTTACTCTCCGTCGGTCTGCTTTGCAGCAGCGAATTTGCCCAGCTTGATATTTTCAATCAGGCACCCGGCGGCATACGCTTCAACCACATAATCAATCTTCATGGATTCGTAGTTTTCGATGCGGTCCTTTTTCGGCTCTTCAATGATGGCGCGACGGTGTGCATCATCCATGAAGTAAACCGACAGGTTGTCGAGACGCGTCACCATCAGCGCATCAGCCGGGAAATAAGGCACCCGTACCGCTGGCAGGTTGCCGATCCGCTTCTGGCTGATGATGATGTCAGCGGCCAGCGATTCGCTGTTTTCCTGCGTTTTGTTGACGATCGGAAAGTATTTATCAGCCAGCAGTTTGCGACCGGTAATGACCACGAGCTCGGGATCGTCCTGATAAATTTCGTCAATCAGGTTAGTGGTGGCATCCATAACCAGTGCATCAAGGTTTTCATAATCGCCGTTTTCACCCACGCGGATGATGGCGGAAAGGACATCACCCTTTTCATCAAGGATTCTGGACATCACGCGGGCGGGAGCTTCATTGCGGTACTTCTGCAACCAGCCCACCGCGACATCCTGTAGCATCGGGTTTTGCTTACGGTTCGAGGTTTCCGCGCGCATGACGCCGTTGAAACCGGCCATGATGAAATCAAGCGACTGGCGTTTAATGATGGCGTCGCGGATACGCGTCTGGAAGTCCTGAAAACGCGCCCACAGATCGAGTTGTTTATAACGAATATGGAAATCAAAGTTGATTTGCGCGCACTCGTATTTATTGGATTCCAGCGCGGTAAAGTCAGCGGTTTTACGCTCATCATCCCCGGCGGTATCTGCCGTACTCGCAATGGTGCCGTTAACACCCACACCGACCTTTTCACCTTTCAGCTCATCAACTGGCACGATGTTGACTCGCGTCAGAAATTCAGAGGATGCCTGTAAGGTCGTCATCAGGGTTTGCGTGACCGACGGCTCAACGCTGAATTTTTTTGCCACATCACCGGTGTCGACGCCGTTCAGTTCGGCAACGCGGCTCAGGTAGGCATTGAATTTAAAACGGGTATCTTTACGCATTGTTATTCCTGTAATTTCAAAATAAGTTCAGGCCGGGCAGCAATGACACCCGGTGTGTTATCAGCAGTTGGTCAGCAGTTCATCGCCTGTACCGCCTTTCGACTTCTCGCGGCGCGGCTGGCTCAGGCTTTCGGTGTTATCGAGTGAGGTTTTCAGGGCGTTAAATGCCTGAGTGGTTTCTTCCGAGGTAGTGGCGACGTCCTGCTTTAACTGCGCGAAAGCCAGCTCCATTTCACCCAGGCGTTTTTCATTCGCGGTGAGGTTCGTCTGCACATGTTCAGAAACCGCCGTGACCGCTTCATGCACATCGTTAAAGCGCGCATCGTCGCTGGCCTGTTTACGACCGAAAATAGCCTTAACGGTGGCGGTCAGACTGGTGAACATGGTGTCGGGAGCGTCTTCAAATTCCAGTTCAGCAAGCGTTGCCACTGAAAAGAGATCGTCAGGCTGTTCTTTTTTACCGGCGAGGGGGTTCTGCGTGGCACGGCTGCAAAATTCAAGGTATTCCGTGCCGAGGCTTGCCGGGTCGTCAGTGACGGCCAGACCGACAAGATAGCTTTTGCCGGTATTGGCAAAATTCGGGCGAATTTCCATCGAGGTATACACTTTCTGACCTGCGCGCACCATGCTGACCAGCTCATCAAGCGGGGCAATGCGGGCAAAAAGCGCTTTTTTGCCATTCAGTGCCGAGTCATCGCTGATGGTTTCGGCCTTAACTTCGGTCACATCACCGTAGCGTTTGAGCACGCTGTCAGGGATAACGCTGCGCAGATGTTCAAGGTTGATGCGACAACCGTAGACACGCGGGTCGAACGTGTCCGCCATATCCTGAATGTCATCACCGCTAATGACACGGCCATCGCAGGTGTCACCTTCAACGCCAATGCGAAACCATTTAGAAACTTTCTTTGCCATTGTTCAGATGTCCTGATGTTGGGTTTTCGGGTCGGGTGTAGTTTCCCGACTCTGCCCCTCATCAGCCACCGGTCAGGGAAGTGCAATTCCTGACACAACAGGCGTTTAGCGATTAAGCCGGTCCATTTCCTTAGCCTTGCCTCGTACCAGTGACAACGAGGCTCACATGACCATTTCAACCGACCTTTCACTTTTAAATGATCCGCGACGACAGGCCCGCCTTCTGTACTGGCAGGGGTTCGCCGTTCCGCAGATTGCTGACACGTTGCAGATCAAACGCCCGACGGTGCAGAGCTGGAAGCAGCGCGACAAATGGGACGACACCGCGCCACTCAGTCGCGTGGAATCAACGCTTGAAGCGCGGCTTATTCAGCTCTATGCAAAACCTGAACTGACCGCGCACGACTTCAAGGTCGCTGATTTTTTATCGCGGCAGATGGAGCGCCTCGCACGCGTGAACCGCTACGGCCAGACCGGTAACGAGGCGGATTTGAACCCGAACATTGCCAGCCGCAACAAAGGGGATCGCAGGAAGCCGAAACGTAATTTTTTCAGCGACGAGGCGGTCGAAAAACTGGAGGACATTTTCTTCGGTCAGTCGTTTGAATATCAGCTCAACTGGCACCGGGCCGGGCTTGAGCATCGCATCAGGCACATCCTTAAATCGCGTCAGATAGGGGCAACATTTTACTTTGCACGTGAAGCCCTGCTGCGCGCCCTTAAGACCGGCCAGAATCAGATATTCTTATCGGCCAGTAAGACGCAGGCGTATGTTTTTCGAAAATACATCATCGCCTTTGCACGTCTGGTTGATGTCGACCTGTCAGGCGATCCGATTGTCATCGGGAACAACGGCGCAGAGCTGATTTTTCTTGGCACCAATTCAAACACCGCGCAGAGCCATAACGGCGACCTGTACGTCGACGAAATTTTCTGGATACCCAACTTTCAGAAGCTGCGCAAGGTCGCATCGGGCATGGCCTCACAGTCACACCTGCGCACCACCTATTTTTCCACGCCCTCCACGCTTGCGCATGGCGCTTACCCCTTCTGGTCAGGCGAGCTGTTTAACAAGGGACGCAGCTGTGCCTCCGAGCGCGTTGATATCGATATCAGTCACAAGGCACTGGCACGCGGGGTGTTATGCCCGGATGGTCAGTGGCGACAGATAGTAACCATTGAGGATGCGCTCGCGGGAGGCTGCACCCTGTTTGACCTCGACCAGCTCCGGCGTGAAAACAGTGCGGATGATTTCCGAAACCTGTTTATGTGTGAGTTCGTCGACGATAAAGCATCGGTGTTTCCGTTTGAGGAGCTGCAACGCTGCATGGTTGATGCGATGGAAGAATGGGAAGACTTTGCGCCCTTTGCCGACCGTCCGTTTAACTGGCGACCGGTCTGGATTGGCTACGACCCGTCACACACCGGTGACAGTGCAGGCTGTGCGGTACTGGCTCCGCCTGTTGTGGCCGGGGGTAAGTTCCGCATTCTTGAGCGTCACCAGTGGAAAGGAATGGACTTTGCAGCACAGGCCGAAGCTATCCGCGCATTAACCGAGAAATACACCGTCGACTATATCGGTATTGATGCAACCGGCATTGGTCAGGGTGTTTTCCAGCTTGTGCGCTCATTTTTCCCGGCAGCGCGCGCCATCCGTTACACGCCTGAAATGAAAACCGCGATGGTCCTCAAGGCAAAAGACACCATCAGGCGCGGCTGTCTGGAATATGACGCAGGCGCAACCGACATCACACACTCATTCATGGCAATCCGTAAAACCATGACCAGCAGCGGACGCAGCGCCACCTATGAGGCCAGCCGCAGCGAAGAGGCCAGCCATGCGGACATCGCCTGGGCAACCATGCACGCCCTGTTAAACGAACCGCTTTCCGCCGGTAGCGGGATGCACTCAACCTCAATTCTGGACATAAATTAAAATGGCAAAAGAACAAAAGACAGTGAAAGAAACTACCGCCAGCACGCCGCAAAAAATGGAGGCATTTACCTTCGGTGAGCCTTCGCCGGTTCTGGATCGCCGCGATATTCTGGATTATGTCGAGTGCGTGCATAACGGCAGATGGTATGAGCCGCCGGTCAATTTCTCCGGGCTGGCAAAGAGCCTGCGTGCCGCCGTGCATCACAGTTCCCCGATTTACGTTAAGCGAAATATCATTGTCAGTACCTACATCCCGCACCCGCTGTTATCGCGTCAGGATTTCAGCCGCCTTGTGCTGGATTATCTGGTGTTTGCTAACGGCTATCTTGAAAAGCGTGTAAGCGTCACTAACAAGCTCATGAAGCTTGAAACCTCACCGGCCAAATATACCCGCCGTGGTGTGGAAGAGGATGTGTACTGGTATGTGCCAAGCTTCAACGCTCCTCACGAGTTCGCACCCGGTTCAGTCTGTCATCTGCTTGAGCCTGATATCAATCAGGAGCTCTACGGGATGCCGGAATATCTGAGCGCGCTCAATTCAGCCTGGCTTAATGAGTCGGCCACGCTTTTTCGCCGCAAGTATTACCAGAACGGGGCGCACGCCGGGTACATCATGTATGTGACGGATGCGGCGCAAAGCAGCACTGACGTTGATGCGCTGCGCTCCGCGATGCGTGACTCGAAAGGGCTCGGTAATTTTAAAAACCTGTTTTTCTATGCTCCCAACGGAAAGCCGGACGGCATCAAGATTGTGCCGCTTAGCGAGGTCGCCACGAAAGATGATTTTTTCAATATTAAAAAAGTCAGCGCCGCCGACCTGCTTGATGCGCATCGCGTGCCTTTTCAGTTGATGGGATGTAAGCCCGAAAATATCGGTTCAGTGGGTGACATTGAGAAGGTGGCAAAAGTGTTTGTGCGCAATGAGCTGACGCCGTTGCAGGAACGATTTAAAGAGATTAATGACTGGCTCGGAATGGAGGTGATCCGCTTTAAGGAGTACACCATCGATGCTGATTAAACCCGCCTGAAATGCCGCCTCCGGGCGGCATCGTCACGCGCGCAACCAGACGCGTAGCAGGCCACGCATTTTACGCCCTGCCCCATACATCCATGTCAGTGAAAAAATCATCGCTACGGCTTACTCAGACTGAAAAAAATAAAAATAAAATACACCGTCAGCGCGCAATGCTCTCCCCGCCACGCCTGCCCGCTTTATGGATCGGTTTTCATGCAACTGCATGAACAGGCCGGAGGCGCGGCATCGCTGGCGCGGATAGCCGCAGAAATAGTTCAGAAGTGTATGCGAATACATGCAGGTAATGCAGGCACACACAGCAAGGAGAAAAAACTAAGCAGCCTTACCCAAATTAACACTAGGAATTATTAATGAGTCAGAAAAAATCATCACTTCCTCACCGACTCTCTTGCTTTGTGCTGTATAACTCAACGAATATTCTGATTGCCTGAAAGCCTCATAGATTTTCTTTATTTCTTCAGCGTTATCATATGATACAAGCCAATTTTTTATACCGGACTTACATAAGGCATTTTTCACGTTAACGTGATCCTCATGTTCGTAATAGTTCCTATATAAATCCTGCCCTTTAACATAATAAGGGGGATCTAAATAGACTAGTAGATTATCGCTTCCAGACGTAACATCCTTGATATTGGATAGTAATTTCGCCGCATCTAAATTGGTGGTTTTAATTCTATTTCTGTAATTAGATATTGCCCTTATTCTAGATGTTAAATCAGCCTTATTAAACCGAACATCCATCTTCCAATCACCTAACTGCTCCTTTCCGCCAATCACACCAGCCTTGAGAATACCGGAACGATTAGTTCTATTTAAAAAGAAAGCAGCAAACCCTAATTCCAATGGTGATTTAGTATCAGAGGAATTAATGATATCCTTCTGATGGTACCATGTATCCATTGTAACCGAGCAAGTTTCAATCATTGAACAAAGAGCATCTGTATCATTAATAACCGAATACCAAAAACTATACACAGCTGGATCTGCATCATTAATGATAACATTTCGAACATATTCATTCATAACTAAATCAATAGCTATTGCAGCACCGCCAGCATATGGCTCGACATAATAACCATCTGTGATTGAATTTTCATCAAGCAAAGATTTCACATAGTAAGATAGCTTTCCCTTACCTCCTGGATATCTGAGCGGTGTATAAAACCTCATAATTTACAACCCTTTAATAATAAAGAATAAGTTGAAAGCATTCTAGCACAATCCATGTGATTTTTCCATTTAATAACAATAAGTTACAAAGAAACAACTTTCCATATTGATTCAATTAATGGCTGAAAGTTATCCCATTCAGTATTCACAAACTCTTTTGAAGGTATCAAATTAGGATTATGAACATACTGTTGTAACGAAGAACCTGCATTTGTCATTTGCTTAGAATAACTCAAAATAGCAGTTTTCTGTGCACCACTCATTTTTTTCTTTTCAAATAAATCATTTGAAACCAATACAACCTTATCATGTAGTCCTGGTGTTCTTTTTGGATTTTTACTATCTAAAAAAACCAATTTATGAGTGTCAAAGTAAGTATTTAGAGATAGTTCAATAAAAACTCTCAACATTACAGCAAGTGAGTTCTGATGCTCACTATGAGTCATTTTTTTTAACTCCGTAAAAATTCGATGACACCTTTTATGTTCGGTGCCAAACTTCAGTGATACCCCCATTGGGATCATATGATTACGATTAATACCTACAGGATTGAATTTTTTATTATCCTTCCCTTTTTCTTTCCCTGAACTATCTGAACTATCTGAACCATTAGTATGGTTATCACTATCTTTACCACCAGATTCGTTATCTCCGGAGTCCTTACCATCTTTTGAACCTTCGGACCCATTATTATTTTTTTGTTCATCAGAGTTATCAACGTCAGATAATTTAGGCGGTTCCAATAGGCGCCATTCTTTTTCAAGTTGAGGTGAATAAGATGTAAGTTGAAGCTCAGATATCAGATTTGCACGATCTTCTTTAAATCTAATCCTATTAACTGTAAATTCTGTTTTACCACTATCATCAGTTAAAATCATTACATTTAAAACTTTCCTCAACTCACTAATAAAGCGAATTAAAGGTTGTGAGCAAAAAAGAACGCCATCTACTCCATTAATATTCAAACTTTTTCTAAAGCTTGGATCTCCGATCAGTCGGTCAAGGTTGGTTATTTTAATCCTATTCTTTTCTTTAATTATCTTCTCGAAATGCTCTGGAAACAAATCAATAAAAGAATAAAGTTGATTAGCAAAAGACTCTTTACCATTTCTTGCCATAAATCTTAGCTGTTCCGGAGTTGTCCAGCCAACCCTTCCCGCGCCATCATTCTGACCGGTATGCTTCAAATTTATCCAATGGTTGTATTCTTCATTATCAAAAACGACACAATCAACGTCCATGACCTTGATTTTTCTAGATTTCTTTATTCTATCAAAAGTTGATTCAAAGGTTTTATTTTGAGCCAGAGAAGGATTTTCTATTAATTTCAATGCAGTAACCCTGCGATTACCCTCTTTTACAACAAAGCCTTTTTCAAGATCATCATTTTCAATGACTATCATACGCTCAGAGGGATCTACTCCTTTCTCAGCGATATCTCTTGCTAGCTTAATTAACTTTTGACCTTGATTCTCGACCATAACTTTAATAGCTTCACGCTGTCCATCTGCGTTCTCACTAAATCGAGAGTTTTGTACATCCAGCATTAGATCACTTATTTTGATATTCTTGTACTGATACATTTCAGCATCCTCAATGCGATGAAAAGCTAAAGTAAAAACTATATTACCATCAAACATAAAAATAGCGCCATTACACCAGTTTACGCAAAATCTTAGCAGTAACAACTACCAATGTTGATTTTGTAACACAAGGCAGCTAGCTATTCATTTCTGGAGGATTACTAAAAACTCAATCATGAGTACCATAGGTACCGCTAAAGAATATTGTTTTAACTCCAATACCGCCGCAGGTTTTTGGACACTGTAAAAATACCTGCCCATCTGGAACCCACCGTTCAAGATCCAAGCCCCCTGTAAACAACCTAGAACTTTGGTCTTTTCTACCCATCACTAATACCTCGCGCAGCTTGTTGCTCAACCACGGCACCGCTGAAAGCAAGTTTCAGCGCCGCCACGATTAACTCAATGTAACAAGCTATGGTCTGTTAGTTCATAACATCCATATTCCGCCCATACTCATGGCTGCGGATTTTAGCCATCAGCTCATCGGTAAGCTCAGAAACCCACTGGATGGCGAGTCCTTTTTCTTCCTCGCTGCAATCACTCTCAGCTACAAGCTTTAAAAAAAAATCAATGCGCTGGAGCTTCAACGACTCCAAAAAGTAATCCTGCATCTATCCTCCTACCACTACATGAATGCCAAAAGACTGCACACACAAATACTGTTTATGCATACAGTATAGCACCCTAAAATAGTTGTAAACTATTTTTGCGTTTCAATGGGATGCATGTGCTGTACACTTGCCCTTTGCATATTTTTAAACCTACCCATAATCCCCTTCGCACGCTTACCATACTCCTCATTCTTAAGCGCTGCGGCACAGAACAGATCACCATTCGCTGATCCTTTAATCCATCCTTGCCCGTAATTAGCACGCCCACCTAAAATCAGGTGCAGCGCCTCACCCCGGCTTATGGTTATGCCGGTTGTTAAATCTATCTCGTCGATAGTTTTCGCTATAGCTGCGTTTTGCTCATCCGTTCCGTGGGTGAATTTTCTCCGCATTGCTGGCTCGCGCTTTCTGAGCCGCTTCGTCAGCTCCCGCTTTTCGCGCCGACTGAGGGGTTTTGTTAAATCCATTACCGGTGGATCGCTTTCGCTTCCCGTACAGTTATTGACAGAACTCCGAGAGGGCGCAGGAGCGCCCTTAAGGTCAACGGCCAAATCAACGGCACGCTTCGGTACAATTTTCCATTGTGTTAACCGGGTTAGAATTGGAGAACCGGCACCAATTACAGAATCATATACACCACGAATACAGAGAACTTCCTCACCATATTGGTTGAGATCGGTGCGGGGTTCGCTCAGTGTACGTACTTGCAAATCATCACGACGGACAAACGGTCCACCTTGTGCATTGACATACTCATCCCAATGTCCATAGTGTGCCGCGTCATGGACTGCCGCAAACTCTACACTGAGTGCACGGGCAGTTTCGGGATCTGCCATTCGCCGCAGTTCGCGGTAAACCGTTACCGGCGCACCACCGATAAACTGAAACTGACGAATATGCCAGCGTGCCGCCCATGCTGAAACGGCGGGTGCTGACTCTTTCAGCAGCTCGCCGCTTTCATCATCGGTTTCGCCATCAAGGGCATAACCATCAATATTTTTCGAAATGTATTTAGCCACATAGCCGGTTGCGCTGCCTTTTTCCGGGTCAATAGCTTCGGCGTGGAAACGCGCCTTTCTGGCTTTATCGCTTTTCAGCTCGTAGCTATCCTCCTCTCGCGCATAATCCTGAATAATCTGGCGCACGCGTTCGACGTTTTCCGGCAACATAAATATAAGCATGTGCCAGTGTGGGGTTGCGTCGTGATGAGGTTCAGCAACACGTATGCCGAAAATGCGGATGTCTTCCCTGTGCAGCTTGGCACGGATACGCGCCCACAGGCCCGTAAGATAGCCCTGAGTATCTGAGGGGCTGGCACCGTTCCATTTGCTGTTACGGTATCCTGCTTTGGTTGTGGCGTGATATTTGGAGGGTGCAGTCAGCGTGTAAAACTCTCCGACATAGCCGAGCTCATTGCAGATATTTTCAAACCCACGAATGCGGGTCATCAGTTCACAGCGTCGTTTTGCCGGGTTAGCCACAGAGCCATCGTATTTTTCAATCAGACTAATGCGGTTTCCTTCTTCATCCTCAAGATCCAGCCCTTTAAGAAATTCACGCGTGCGGCGCTTCTGCTCGCGCCAGTCAGTTACGCAATTCTTACTTGCATAGACATGTTTAATTTTGCTGACATTGCCGACAGCAATTTGCAGGTGTTCACGCCATGCAGCCGCGACACGGCGAAGACGCCCGCGCCACCACGTATCTGTAAACATGCGCATAATTGCCGGAGCAACTTTATCCTGGTCAAAATATTTTGTGGTTGTTCCCGCCCAATGCGGCGGAGTGACGCCAAATTGCAGGGACAACAAACCGGCGTGCATATACCAGTCATGTAACGTCGCCAGTTCGCCTTTGTCAGCGCTGGCATCGTCGTTGTTAGCCAGTTCGGCCCTTATGAAATTAGCGATATCAGAGGCCAGCAGGTCAATATCGGCTCGTGACATATCCGGGAGACGATTGTAACGCGCAACCATATTGACCATCCTCGAGGCCAGATATTGCATTATCTGCGTGTCGAAATGACCTTCGAAAACAGCCGTTGATACGTCATTGTTTATGCCTGCGCGCTCGTATTTCTTTGCGACCAGTTCAAGGCGCGGCAATGCTTTTTTACAGAAACTTATTAAAAAAGCATTGGCCCGCTGACTGCCGTGATTTTGTTCCAGCACTGTAGCAGTGCGGTACACCTCAAAACGTACACACTCAGGCTGGAGAGAAAGCGCTTTCCGTGCACGCAGCAAAGCCGCGAACATCCGATCGCGGCGATACTGTTGCTCATAAGTGAGGTAAGGGCTGACTATTGCCGACCGTGGAGCATTCCACGGATAAGCGAATGAAAAAGCCAACTTATACGCCCCGGTAATGTTTGTTTCTGAGTTCTTCGATTTGCTGACAGGTCACGCAAAAAGCCACCCCCTGAATCGCAATACGGCGCGCCTCGGGAATAGGAGCGTTACATTCTTCACAGAGAAAGCGGGAAGGTGCAGCGATACGGCTGCGCGCATGGCTGATGTGACGCTCGCGGTCTTCCTGCTCGCGCTGTTGAGCGATATCCATTACGTCGGCCATTAGTGGATCTCCATAGCCTGATGGCGGTAAATTTCGCTTTCCTGTAACAAAAGCTCCAGCGCCTCGTTAATGTCGAGTTGGTTGGTTTTAATGTGGTTAGCCAGGTTAACCATGCGGCTTGCCATCACTTCCGCACGCGCGCGGCGCTCCTGCATCCGCGCGTCCGTCAGCAACTGGCTAAGGCCAGATTTATCTACTGTGGTTTTAGTGGCACGAGTTACGGTATTACACATAATTGATTCTCCTGATTTCGGGCAATAAGAACCCCGGCGGGTTTACGCCATTAATAAAAAGTTATTTATTTAGATATGATGCATTCGTGTACTGAAAAACGTCGGGGCAGAATGCTACCCCAGCGGGTTATCTCATTCATTGCCTGAATAATCAGCCTGCGACGTTCAATATCAAAATACTCGAACGGCTGGCCTACCTCGTCAGCGCGGAAAGCGCCGGGGGTAGTACGATTCGCCAGTGTCATCACTACGAATTTAAAACTTTCATCAAGTTTATTGAAATTACGCAGCGCACGGTTTTCCGTAGACTTTAATTTCTGATGAAACCGGGCAAAACATTCCTCACCGGTCATTTTTTCCGGCAGGGCTTCAGCACAGTCAGAATTATTAAATGGTCTTGCAACTGAATTAACAGATGTATACATACGATTCATAAAGACCCCAGAAAAACTTTAATGCGGCTGATAAAAGATTTCTTAGCTCCGGTACGCAGGCCATTTAATAATACAAACTGATTGCGGCTCGGATGCCAGCGTGCGCCGTTCTTCCCGATTATCCAGCCATGCCCATAGTGCATGGACGGGTTTTGCTTAATAAGAAGCGAGGCGAAAGACGGTTCATTTTTCAACATATGCACCTCACATCATGCCAAATGACGCACCGATACCGCTCATGGTATCTACTGCGCTCGACATCGCCGGATTAGCCTGGAGGCGAGCCTGTAACGCGAGGGCGGTAAGCGACAGCATGCGAATACCAGCATTAACGCTTTCAATCATGTTGCTCTTACGAGACGGGGTAAGACGTTCTGTTGACACAGCACCGCTCGCCAGATCGCCGAGTTCGCTCATAGCGCGCATGACATAGATTTGCAGTTTGTCTTTTGCCAGTTCATTAACCGGTACGCATGGCAGACAATGAATCTGCGCCAGAAAACCATCAACAAGGGTTGAGTCTTCGGTCAGGTCAGTCAGCAGCCACAATTCAGGCGGCGTAAACTGGTGAGGCTGTTCCGGGTTGAGCTTGTTACGTAACGTTTGAACGTTCATACCCGCACGCTCGGCCAGTTTCGCCATGTTATGACGCTGCGCGAAAGCGCGGCACGCTTCGTCATAGTGGGGATGTTTGGAAATCTGAAAATCAAACATGTTGCATCCTTATAATTCACATAAAGTGAATTAAGCGCCGATAACAAGCTGAAAGCGAGAATGACCCAACGCCTTCCGCAACTGCTCTTCTTTCCAGCGTGCGTAATAGATACGAATCGGACCACCTGCTTTCTTGCACCCTTTACGGATGGTGCGGGGTTCAATGGGTACACAAGGATTGTCGCCGGTTGTCCAGCGATAGGCGGTACGCTCAGAGACACCTTCAAGCTCTGCAAACTGTTGCAGAGATACGATAGGTGCAGGCACTTTGATGATTGCGATTTCAGAAGCCATGTAGCATGATTCCTCATTTACGGTTTTAGACTATGTTGGCCTCTCATTCACCAATGTTTGCCAACATATACACCTCACTGATGAGCAATGTAATTAACTTTTTAGCATTGGTCAATAAATGGATTAACTAATGAGTACTCGTAAAGTCACTTTTGAGCCATTCGACATACTTGATAGGATCATGACCATTTACGGTTTTACGCAAAAGATACAGCTCGCAAATCACTTTGATATGTCTGCCAGTTCACTGCAAAACCGCTTCACACGTGGCACTACTTCTTATGATTTAGCGGCTCTCTGTGTGCTAGAAACTGGAGCAAGCCTAAGATGGTTGCTAACTGGACAGGGTTCCCAATTCGACGACAAACCGGTGGCAACAGAAACGAAAACGATAGATTCATTCACTCTTAGTGATGGAAAACTTGAAGAAAAAACACCTTTGAGTATTGACGCCAATTTTTTTAGCAAACCAATGTCAAACGGCATTACTGTTCTCGTCGATGGAAAACTGAATTTCATAGAGCAGGATGCTTCACTTTCCGATGGTCTTTGGCTGGTTAACATTGAGGGGGTTATCAGCATCAGGGAATTGACGCTACTCCCCGGCAAAAAGCTACACGTCACAGGCGGTAAAGTGCCGTTTGAGTGTGGGGTTGATGAAATAAAACTGATTGGCCGTGTGGTGGGTATATACAGCGAGGTTAATTGATGACTGTCCGTAAAAATCCGGCTGGCGGTTGGATTTGTGAGCTCTACCCAAACGGTGCAAAAGGCAAACGTATCAGAAAGAAATTCGCTACTAAGGGCGAGGCTCTGGCGTTTGAACAGTACACCGTTCAAAACCCGTGGCAGGAAGAAAAGGAAGACAGGCGCACGTTAAAAGAACTGGTTGATTCATGGTATAGCGCTCATGGCATTACGCTGAAAGACGGCTTGAAACGTCAGTTAGCCATGCACCATGCTTTTGATTGTATGGGCGAACCACTCGCACGCGATTTCGATGCGCAGATGTTTTCCCGCTATCGAGAAAAAAGGTTAAAAGGTGAGTATGCCCGTTCAAACAGGGTGAAAGAGGTATCTCCTCGCACGCTTAATCTTGAGCTGGCCTACTTCCGGGCGGTATTCAATGAGCTAAATCGCCTCGGAGAATGGAAGGGTGAAAACCCACTGAAAAATATGCGCCCATTCCGCACAGAAGAAATGGAAATGGCCTGGCTAACTCACGACCAAATTTCGCAACTGCTCGGAGAGTGTAAACGGCATGACCACCCTGATTTAGAAACCGTGGTAAGAATCTGTCTCGCCACTGGCGCACGATGGTCTGAGGCCGAGAGTCTGAGAAAAAGCCAACTCGCGAAATACAAAATCACATACACCAACACGAAAGGCAGAAAAAACCGCACCGTCCCAATCAGCAAAGAGCTCTATGAGTCTCTGCCTGATGATAAAAAAGGCCGGTTGTTTAGTGATTGTTATGGCGCGTTCCGGTCAGCTCTGGAAAGAACAGGCATCGAGCTACCGGCAGGACAGCTTACCCACGTTTTGCGCCATACCTTCGCCAGCCACTTTATGATGAATGGTGGTAATATTCTGGTCTTGCAGCGTGTACTCGGCCATACCGACATCAAAATGACGATGCGATATGCGCACTTTGCCCCTGACCATTTAGAGGATGCTGTTAAGCTCAACCCACTGGCGGTGAGTGGCGATAAAGTGGCGGTAGAAATGGCGAATAATGGGTAATCATTGGCAAATAGTGGCAATCTATATCAATGATAAATAACGCAAAATATTGATTCTCGGTTGTTCCGGTAGGAACTCATAATCGCTTGGTCGCTGGTTCAAGTCCAGCAGGGGCCACCAGATACAGCAAGGGCTGGCGAGTAATCGTCGGCCCTTTTGCTTTTTGCGAAAGAACCAAACGCCCCCTCCCCTCTCCCCCTGCCACTAATAGAGACATTGAAATGGTGAGATGTTAGTATCATGCGCCACTGGAAACGGTGACGAGTATGCGACAACGCATGGCTCGTTTCCTGTTTAACGTCTTGATTTGTATAAACATCATTACGGGGCACAACGAGTAAAAATGAACGCACCTGTGAATAAAAGATGACCGGAGTAACATTAGAATGATTAAAGATATTCAACAGTATAATGAGCTTGTTACTCCGAATAGTCAGTTCATGGATGAGTTAAAAGATAAATTACCTGAGTTTTTCACTGCCGATAAATATGACGAAGAAGGCACCCTGGTTGAGAAAGGGACGTTTGATTTTGATAAATTCAGGCTGGCATTAAAAGCGCGTAACGTTGATGAGCTGTCCAGCGGATATCAGCTTGATTTCATTGGTAAAGACTACGCTAAAAAGCAGTCTGGCGAAAAGTCGACGACGGTCATTGTGCCGGATGTGGATCACAATCAGCTGCCTGAAAACCAGAACAGCCATAATTTATTCCTGACCGGAGATAATTTAGACGTTCTGCGCCATTTGCAGAACAACTATATTAATGCCGTCGATATGATTTATATCGACCCACCCTATAATACCGGTTCGGATGGCTTTGTTTATCCTGATAAGTTTGAATATAGCGATAAAAACCTCAGGGATATGTTTGGCCTCAGTGACAGCGAACTGGAAAGGTTAAAATCGATTCAGGGGAAAGCGACCCACTCGGCGTGGCTGACGTTTATGTATCCGCGTCTGCTGTTAGCCAGACGCCTGTTAAAAGAGAGCGGCGCGATTTTCATCTCCATTGATGACAACGAATCCGCAAACCTGAAGCTGCTGTGTGACGATGTGTTCGGTGAAAGCAGTTTTGTGGCGTCGGTGATTTGGCAAAAGAAATACACCCGCTCCAACGACGCCCGCTGGTTCTCCGACAACCATGAGTACATTCACGTCTACGCCAAAAACAAAGAATCGTTCGCAATCTTTGGTCAGGAGCGCGATGAAGCGCAGCTTAAGTCCTATCAGAATAAAGATAACCATCCGAAAGGCCCGTGGAAATCAACGCCGCTCCATGCCAAAAGTGGGACCAATACTTCCGCCTATACCTTTAAAAACGGCGTGACCTGGCAACCGCCGCGCGGCACCTACCGTCGTTTTAATGACGAATCCATGCGCGCGATGGATGAGGCCAACGAGATTTGGTTTGGCGAAAACGGCGAGCAGATCCCGCAGCGTAAATCCTTTTTGGCGGAAGTTAAAAGCACCGTGGTTCCGGTCACGCTGTGGCCGTATCAGGAAGTGGGCCACAACCACGAAGCCAATAACGACCTTAAAGCGCTGGGGCTGGGCGGGCTGTTTGATAACCCGAAGCCCGTGCGCCTGCTGGAACGCATCATCACCCTGTGTACTGAAAATAACCAGCAGCAGATCGTACTGGACTTCTTCGCCGGATCGGGCACCACCGCGCAGGCGGTGATGCGCCTCAACGCGCAGCACCAGGGAAACCGTAAATTTATTCTCTGTACGCTGGATCAGCAAACCAATCCACGGGGCGAAGCCCGGCGTTCCGGCTATCAGACTATTGATGCTATCTGCCGCGAGCGCGTTAAGCGCGCCGCTGACGAAATCCGCGCCCGCCAGCCGGATACCCCGCTGGATCTCGGCTTTAAGCACTATCGGTTTGTCACCCCGCAGCAGCAAACGCTGGACGATCTGGACAGTTTTGATATGGCAAGCGGCCAGTTCCTTAATACCAGCGGCCAGATCGCCGCGTTCAGCGAATCGGGTTTTGACGACATGATCTCGCCTTTTTCCGCCCGTGGACTGGGGATCGCCGGGAGCGCCAGCGGGGAAGAAACCATTCTGACCACCTGGCTGGTCGCCGATGGCTACAAGATGGATATCAACGTGCAGCCGCTTGATTTTGCAGGCTATCCGGCAAGCCGGGTCGACGACACGCGTGTTTATCTGATTGCCGGGGGATGGAGTACCGCGCAGACCCGCGAACTGCTTAATCGGATCGGCACCCATCAGTTGCCGGTGCAAACGGTGGTGATCTACGGCTACTCCTTCGATCTTACCTCCCTTCATGAACTGGAAATCGGTCTGAAGCAGCTCGATCAAAAAGTTAATCTGGTGAAAAGGTATTAA